ACCCTCATTCGGATCACGTTGTGGCTGTGGAACCCAAAATTCAGGTGCCCCAATTCGAAAAGACGGATGATTGGAGGCCTTATACCAAAATACCTGGTCTTCTATTTTATTAGATTTTGCGTTATTATCAATAACAAGACATTCATAATTCTCTGTACATTGGTCCATGATTTGACAGAAAGAATCAAAATCAGGAAACATACCAGCAAATTGGTCATAAAGGCGTTTTCTATTCGCAATAATATTTTCACGTAATATAAATACATAATCAATATTTGTGCGTAAGTTTGGGGGAATGCCCATACAATACTGCATTGCGACAATATATAGAATTTTCCAATGACGCCCGTTCATAAATAAACTACGAATATATTTATCACGTGTCCATGACGAATCGTATAGGCAATCGTCCATAATTATAAACGTTCTAGGGTCAACCGATGTTGTGCCACGCGTTTCCAAATCCTTACGAATTTTCTCAGCCAAAGTTTTTTGTCTTTTCAACATATTCGCTATAATCATTGTATTAAACTCTTCGTGGATAAACAGGGGGGGAATAATAGAACCATAAAAAGAATTTGCCGACTCTGTTCCGCTAATAACTGTGCCTATGGGTATACCACGATGATGAAATAACAAATCACGAATCAAAAAAGATTTACCAGTATCTCTTTTACCGATAAATACGACAACCTTGTCGTCCTTGATTCGGGTCATGTCGAACTTTTTGAGGCTGAGATTCATAATCTTTCTTCCGGAAGGAGCCACAGGTTCAGGTAGTATCTGGTTTGACATCCTGCTAATTCTATTAAGGAAACTGTAATCACTTCCATTCCGCGGATATATATTTTATCGGCTTCCTCTGCTTCAATCAGTAAATATGGCACCCAAACGGCAACTTAAAAAGGTGAAACGGAAGGTCTCCCCCCCGTCATCCGTTTTACCAAAAACAGAACAGCTATCCCGGGAACTATTACCAAATACTGGTATAACGACTTTAAAGGATTCTGTTCTTAAAAATTTACCTGAATTTCATAATGTTAACGAGTATTTACCGTCCTTAGCACTTATTTCTGAAAAAGATATAAATAATCTAAAATCGCCTTTAGAATCGTTTACTATAATTGGTTCAAAGGACGCATATAATATGGATATAATAGCCAATCTGAAAGATATTCCAGAACAAGAACATATCCCTATATTTTTAAAACGCGTCCATTTGGTCGAACCAATAAAGGTTATGGAGGGTCAATATATATTACCATCAGATGGTGCCTTACCACAAAAGGGCGATGCTTGGAAACAAACCCTTACTAAAATTCATAATCCCTATAACGAAGCATATGTAGATGTATTATGTGCGGCATCGTTATCAAGATTAGTAGAAACAGGAAAGTCCCCGCATTGGACCAGGTTTTATGGTACATTCAACGGTCGTGTTGAAAAATATTTATACAATCTTACGGACGAATATTCAAGTTTACGTAAAGCACGTTGGTTTAATAAAAATAAAAAGGCAGGAGTATTTTCAATAGTTAGCGTTGGTGATAATCCGTATGATAAGCCCCCTGTTGAGGTCTTAGAAGGTGAATCAGATTATATAGATTGTGATGCGTTAGATATGTCAAATAGCACACGTGCGTCATCACTTTCATCCTGCGCTTCCGACGGACCCGAAACCGATAATGAGGCGGATTTAGAAGTATTATCCGAAAGATTAGTTCGGATTATTAAATTAGACGAAAATAAAAAAGAAATTAATAGTGTATATGACGCAAGTGAAGACACAAATAACTCTGATAATAGTAACATAGGTAGTTCAGATGAATCAATTAGTAAAGATGATACAAATCATATAGACGAAACAAGTAGTGAAGATGAAAATAGCATTTCAGATGGAGAAAGTGAAAGCAAATCTAAACATACAGATTTTACTAGTAAATCCACTCTATCAAATGAAAATAGCATAAAAACAAGTAGTAGCGAAAATAACGGCATACATGAAGAACGCAGTAATTCATCTTGCGAAAATGTATGCGAATTTTATGCTCAGTTTAAAGATTTTCCTGTTCAAGCAACGCTTTACGAACGATGTGATGACACAATGGATTCGTTGCTGGATATAGAGGAGGATAATACAGATGAGGATTACGCCGAAACAAAAGACATGCGATGGGCCGCTTGGATTTTTCAAGTTATAGCTGGATTAGCTGTTGCCCAGCATTACTTTGGCTTTGTACACAACGATCTTCATACAAATAATGTAATGTGGTGTAAAACCAATGATACATATATATATTATAAACTTGACGAACATAAATATTATCGCGTTCCCACATACGGAAAAATAATGAAAATCATTGATTTTGGGCGTGCTTCATACTGGTTAATAAACCGCAAAGAGCTAATTATAACAGATTCATACGACGAAGGCAACGATGCCGCCGGCCAGTATAACTGCCCCCCATTTTACGATCCTTCAGAGTCAAGAGTAGACCCTAACCCGTCGTTTGACTTATGTCGCTTAGCAGTATCAATGTTTGATTCGTTATTTCCCGAACAGCCAGGGTTAAAAACTCCTGAGAAAATCGTAGCTGAAGAGCCAGGTCGTATTTCATACGAAACTGAATCAGAATTATACAATATTTTATGGCGTTGGCTTACCGACGAAGAAGGTAAGAATATTTTAAGGACTCCTGATGATTATGAGCGTTTCCCAGATTTCGATTTATATAAACATATAGCAAAATATGCTAAAAATTGTGTACCAAGCACAGAGGCCTTAAATCCATATTTTGACGGTCTTTTTAACGTCGGTAAAGAAAATATACCCGAGTGGACAATGCTGTGGGAAATTCCTATTTAATAAATAGGAATGATAAAACTTGAACAGGTATATAAAAAAATATACGCATTGAGTTTATTTATTTTAGTTATTTCGGGTCTGAATTGGGGATTATATGCTGTGTTTAAAAAAGACGCAGTTTCAGCAATCCTTGGAAAAGACACAATTCCCACCCGCATTTTCTTTTTTATAGTAGCCTGTGCCGCTATTTATGTGGGATTTAACCGCGATTCATATTTACCATTCCTAGGCCAAACAGTTGTGCCTTGTTCTGTTTTACTAGAAAGAATCCCCGAAAAGGCTGATTTGAAGGTTCGCATAATTGCGCCCCCAGGTCGTAAAGTCTTGTACTGGGCTGCCTCTTCTAGCGAAGATAAGGATAGATTAAAAAATTGGCAAGAGGCATATGGTGATTTTGAAAACGCCGGTGTAGCGATTGCAGGCGAAGATGGTTCGGCATTATTACAGGTACAGCGACCCCAGTCATATTGGGTTTCTCCAGGGCGTAAGCTTGAACCGCATGTTCATTACAGAATTTGTGGCCATAATGGCATGATGGGACCAGTTCGTTCATTGTTCATAGAAGAACGTATTGAAGGATTCGGTAAAGCCATTCATGTATAATCGTTAAAAGTTTAACGAATCACTGAATAGATCTGCTGAAAACAGTACTTAAAACTTATTTAGTTTTAGTTATGTGGGAGGCTAAGAAGGTGTACTTGCATTTAAGGGAACGAAAAAGTTGCCATTGCGAAGTATATTTTTCCTTCACGTCGCAAGGAGCATATTATTTGTATCCTTCATTATTTAATCTGTTGTAACCTGCTACACAGAATAACGTCTCAGAATTTAATAAATTCTGAGATTTTTTTTTTTTTTGTAAATATATCGCCTGTGTTTTTAATGGCGGTTTTTTTTAAAAATAATAAAATAAGTAATGGAGGAACTTATTAAAAAAATAACCAAACATTATGTTCTGGCTTTTTTAACAATTTGGCTCGGAGCCCAGTTATTATCTTCTCCCGAAACCCCGTACTTATTAACATTAATTAGTGTATTTTTGGTACACGGTTGGGTATATTTTATACACAGAGGTTTACATATATTACATGATTACAACATATTAGATTTTTTAAATACACATATGGTTTATCATCACGAATCTGAAAAAACTATTCCAAGACCACTTGAACTATTTTACGAATCGTTGACAGATCTATCAATGAATTTATCGTTAATATTATTTCAAAAACTTATTGGCGTGAATTTAATCCCATTACCAGTAATTCTTTTATTTACACTAACCTACACCTCTATTCATATAGTTAACTATAGCATGTTCGGTTCGGTATTTCACCGTCGCCACCACGAATCTAAAATAAAGAATTATGCGCCTGACGCAATGGACCATATATTTAAAACTAATTATAATGATGAATATGAAGATCTTACAATTACCACGCTGAATATATTTGCGTGCGTAGCTATTTTATATCCCCTAAGGTTTTATTTCAATTCATCCAAATAATTTTCAAGGTGACACCGAAGGCATAGATGTTTGATTTTTTTAACATTTTATTTTATTTATTTCACTGATATAAATTATAAAAAATATCTTATATATATAAAAAAAAGATGCCTAAGGCCTGTTTAACTTTTACACCCGTGCCGATTAGAATCGGGTGGGTAAATTGGCAGTGCGTGATGAAAATGATGCCCAATTAACAATAATTCGCAAGCGAATTATTGTTAAACGCTCATTTAAAAATCCGCACCGGTATAAAAATAACCCGGTGTACATTTTATCCTCCCTTTTCCCAGAAAAATGACAAAAAAATGAATAGCCATAAAAGCCTTTATTGTTAGTCGAGTGGGGATTTGGTCTAGTGGTATGATTCAAAGTTTGGGTCTTTGAAGTCCAGGGTTCGATTCCCTGAGTCCCCCGTTTTTTTTAGTCAAAGCCATGCCATATATTACGAGATGCCTTTTTACATATATAACAGAAACAGTGTTTACTACAACCCCAGTGCCACCAGCCTTGGTTATCTTCTTTTGCGTCACAATAACCGACGCAACCACCTGACAAATCAAGTGTATCCTGCTTATGTCTTTCCAACTTTTTATGCCTATATTCTGCCTTTTCTAGAGCAAATGTCTTTGACGCTAGTTTTTCCGTCTCTAACTGCTTTTTTGCCTCTTCTGCCTTTTCAGCCTCCAGTCGCATTTCTAGTTTTTCCGCTTCCTCTGAGTGTAGCGAACGTAGATGCGAAGCAAGGCTATTAGAAACCCAATAATGTTTATTTGACATTTTTATTCTTGTCAAATACGCCTCCTTTAATCATTTTTTTTATAAAAGGCTTAAAAAATCAGATCCTGTAAATTGAACATAATTAATGCTGTGCGAATAATTTGTAACAATACGCTAAAACCGACCGTTATTTCTTCGAAATTATGTATATTAACACTTTCGGGATTTTCTAATATAAATACGCGTCCAATATCAGTTGTCACACCCTTTTCTAGCGGTGATAATACACATCCTTTAAAAAGACGCAGTCCTAAAAAAATTATAACTAAATAACACAAAACTATATAGGCTTGTAATGGGGTTTTTGAAAACAATATTCCGTACGCCGAAAAAAAACATATAATTATATGTAGTATTCTAATTAATAACATCCGCTAAATTAGTCGAGCATTGTTATATATGTTTATTTACGCGCCCCATAATCCGTCATCAAACGTTGTCCGGTTTTCTTCAGTCTAACTTTCGCAATATCGTCAAGAATCTTGCTAAATAGTAGATGCTCAGCAAGCCTTTCCCTGGCGTCTGTCAGTTTATTTTTAGGCGTTCGTTTGAGTAGTTCAAGCTCTGCCTTCTTTTTTTCAACGCCTGGGAGTTTTTCAACAACCAGGCCAAATACCTGGGCTACAGGTTTAGCAATTTGGTTTGTGATATAAAACGCATAGTCGGGAGTAATATTATTTTCGCGAATAAATGTTGGTGTTTCAATTCGGTCGCCTTGTAAAGTTGAGCCAGGTGGAGCAGGAATGTACACATACGGAATTCGCTCCGATGAGCTTGGTTTATTACCAGGGTCACGAATTCCAATACGTTCTGCAAGTACTTTGTGAGCCGGTGGCGTCGGTGTTTTATATTCTGCTCGTAGTGATTTTGTAATTGTTAATTTAGTAATGGGAAATTTTCCTTGGGCAAGTTCAATACACGACTTTTGTACAAATGCAAAGGCAGCCTTAATATCCTGTTTAACAAGAATGTTCTCAATGGCACCCCCGTATACATATTTAACAATCGGGGCATTATCTCGTCGTTTCATTACAATGCCCATAGCCTTGCGATAAAAGCAGTCCAAATCTCCTTCGCTCATATCCCCCACATAACGCTTTTTAGAAAGCAGACAAAACGTCTTGAATACCTTATCAAACTCGAAATCGTGAGGCTCCTTTAAATAAAATGACACAAGCTCACCAGCCTCAATTGTTAAATCCTTAGCAAGGCTTACTGCCTCGTCACCTTTAAGCCGTATGC